AGATGATGTTCAAGAAGCTCTAATTTCAATCTCGCCTACTGATACGCCGTTTATGTCGGCTATTGGTTCGCGTAACATCGACAACACATTATTCGAGTGGGGCGAAGTCACTTTGACAACAGCCGCCGTGAATAATTCTGTCATAGAAGGAGAAGCCGCGCCGGGTAACGATGCCGCAACTCTTCCAAAAAGATTGTCAAACTACACAAATCTGTCTGACAAAGTTGTAGAGGTAAGTTCTACAGCCGAAGCAGTTGATGGGGTAGGTGACGCAGAAAGCATGGCTAAACAGGTTGCGTATAAGCTAAAAGAGCTAAAGCGTGACATGGAAAGCATGATGCTTAACAACGCGGCTGGTGTCGCTGGTGCGTCTGGAACGGCAAGAGTAACAGCGGGTTTACCAGCTTTTATTCGAACCAATGCGGCTAGAGGAACAGGCGGAGCGGCTCCAACACTATCTGGAACCACGGCTGGCTTTCCAAACGCGGCGGCTACAGATGCTTCAAACTCTAATCTCAGAGCTATAACAGAAGCAATTCTTAAAGGCGTTGTTGCTGATATTTGGGAAGCGGGCGGAGATCCAAGTATTGTTCTTTGTGGAGCGTCCAATAAGCAGACAATATCTGGCTTTTCTGGAATTAACACGCAATATGCTGATGTCGAAAAGAGAACTAGCTATCAAGCGATAGACTTTCTCGTGACTGACTTTGGTACATTAAAAGTGGTTCCAAATAGGTTTACCAGAGCCAGAGATGTTCATGTGATTGACCCGAATTACGCAAGAGTTGCGTATCTGCAAACCGCTTCACAAAAGCCGCTTGCTGAAACTGGTCACTCCAAGCGAACATTAATTTCTGTTGAGTTTGGGCTTCAAATCGATTCCGAAACGGCTCACGGAACTGTTGCAGATTGTACGTCTAGCTAATGGCTGGCGGTATTAAAATCCGCATAACAACTGAGAGGCGTCCATTTCACGATGGGCGTCCTCTAGAGGTTGGCGAAGAAGTGACAGTTTCTGAAGAAGAAGCGGCGCACTTTATGGAGAATGGATTTGCTGAAACCTTAACAAAAACAACTGCAAAAAAAACAAAGAAAGTTCGGGCGAGAAAAGATGGCAAGTTTGTCGCTGATAATCCCGGCACTCACGATATAAACGAAGCGTGGATCACTGTAGATGAGTAATATTACTGAAAAATACNNNGCTGAAGATGGCAAAATACATATTGTTCGCAATCAAGATTTAACTCAGCTTTTAAAAGATACTCATGAACTACGCGAGGGCGGCGCTATGGCAAGCCACGGAGACCACAAAGCGCAGATTGGTGCAAGAGTTCCAATGGTGTTTATCGAACAATGGATGAAGGAAACAGGGCTTAAACTTGGTTCACCAGAGTTTGATGCGTATGTGACAAGAAAAGTTATGTCCGGCGAATACGCAAAATTCAAAGTAAAGGGTTTTTAGATGGCACTGGCGAACTATTCAGACTTACGAAGCTCCATTGCCGATTGGTTAAACCGAGATGATTTAACCGCTGTTATTAAAGACTTTGTGGCTTTGGCAGAAACGCAGATGAATAGAACAATTCGGCATCACAAAATGCATGAACGAGCGAATGCAAATATAGACAGTCGTTTTAGTGCTTTACCCAGCGATTGGCTGGAAACAATTCGATTTAATACGACAGGAACAATTACAAATATTGTTACCGCATCTTTTAAAGAAATTGTTGATTTGCGCGCTTCAAATAGTGACGCAACGGGCAGACCGCAAAGATATGGAATTGTAGGAAGTGAAGTCGAAGTTTACCCAACGCCAGATGGCACATATCCAACAGAGCTTTTATATTATGCAAAGATCCCGGCATTGTCGGACAGCAATACAACAAACTGGCTACTTACATCTTCGCCAGATGCTTATTTATACGGCTCATTGTTACAAGCCGCACCGTACCTCAAGGACGATGAAAGAGTAGCAACTTGGGCGCAACTTTATGGCGCGGCAATCGAAACCATCAATGCAGAGAGCGAAAAGATTAGAAATTCTGGCTCTCTCGTACTTAGAGTAAGGAGCAATATATAATGAGCTTATCAGATACCTTTGAAACCCACGTTTTAACCTACTTGTTTACAGCAACAAGTGTCACGCGCCCGACNGCATGGTACTTGGGTCTTTACACCAGTGCGCCCACAGATAGCGCGGCTGGAACCGAATTATCGGGCAGTGGCTACACGCGAAAAACTGTAGCTTTCACGATTTCTGGCAATTTAGCCACGAATACCAGTGCTGTTGAATTTCCAACAGCTACAGGCACTTGGGGAACAATTGTTGCGGTGGCAATTTTGGACGCCTCAAGCTCTGGAAATATCCTTGCCTACGCATCTTTGTCGGCAAACAAAACAATTGCTACAGGCGATGTTTTACGCATCCCGGCGGGTGATCTGGATATAACATTGGATTAATCATGGTTGCGAAGAGGTTCCAAAATAAAAAAGGCGGGTTGAACCAAGATGGAAGAGATTTCTTCAATAGGACGACTGGAAGCAATTTAAAAAGACCGCTCGCTTCTGGAACTGATCCTCGAAGAATTTCTTTTGCCGCCCGGTTTGGATCTATGGCTGGAGCTATGAAGGATAAAAAAGGCGAACCTACTCGTTTAAACTTGGCTTTAAAGGCTTGGGGTTTTGGATCAAAAGAAGCGGCAAAAAACTTTGCTCAACGACATAAAGCGAAAGGGTAATCAATGCCAGCAAAACGCGGACTTTACTCAAATATTGCCGCTAAAAGGCGTCGAATAGAAGCGGGTAGCAAAGAAAAAATGAGGAAACCCGGCACGAAGGGAGCGCCGAGTGCAAAGGCTTTTAAACAAGCGGCTAAAACTGCAAAGGGTAAGAAGTAATGCCAATTAGAGAAAGCGGATATGGTTTAGGAAATTACGGCACTTACGCCTATGGCATAGGTGGGTCTATTATTGCCGCCGCTTCCACAATTGTTAATGTTACAACAACCTCAAGCGCCGCCACGAGGATACAAAGCGCCAGCGCATCAACATCAATCGGCACAACTACAGCTTCAGCGGCTGTTCGCGTTGCACAAGGAGCCGCAACAGGAGCTTCAACGCTATCAACATCTGCTAGTGCTACTCGGACAATAATAGCGGCTGGAACAAGTGCAATTGCTGGCAGTGTTGCCGCAAGCGCTGTCCGAATACAAAATGGAACCGGGGCTGTTTCATCTGCATTTACGACGGCATCCGCTGCCCAGCGCATTGCCTTGGGCGCTTCTGCAATTTCATCAACAATGGCAACAACGGCAAGTGCAAATGTTGTTTTTGAGAGTGGTGCAACTACAGCAATCTCGGCAACAACAAATTGCCAAATAAATGGAATTTTTAGCTCTGGGTCATTAACGATCAACTCAACTTTTGCTATCATTTGCGCGGCAAGGTTGAAGTGGGAAAAACCATCGAGTGCATCAACAACTTGGACTGACGCCCCAGCGGCATCAACGACTTGGCTAGACGCCGCATAAGGAGAATGAAATGGCAGATACAACCACAACAAATTATTCGCTCGTAAAACCAGAAGTTGGAAGCTCTGAAGATACTTGGGGAACCAAGATCAACACTAATCTTGATACCGTTGATACTCAACTTTTTGCTAAAGCAAGTTTAAGTGGAGCAACATTTACTGGTGCAATTCAAGCAAACGGTGGAGTTGTATTCAATGAAGGTTCTGCTGACGTAGACTTCCGTGTTGAGTCAAATGGCAACGCTAATATGCTGTTTGTTGATGGTGGGAATAATGCTGTTGGGATTGGCACAACAAATGTAGACGCTGACAATAACTTTACTGTTCTTGGAAATTTTCAATCTAATTTTATAAGAAATCATACGTCAGGCAATAGAGGTTACAATATTAATATTGGTGCAGTTAATGGGTCAGGTACTAATATAATTGGGGCCCAACTTATTGGAGAAGTCAAGTCTGGAGATGCAGATGGAGCGTTCTCCATTA